GGTGGAGGAGAAGGTGGTGGAGGTAACGGTGGTGGTGAGGGTGGTTGTGATGCTGCTGGTGGTGATATATAACATGTAGTGGGTTGTGTAGCATTTACAGCATCTTGACCGGGATTAATAGTACAATCTGTTGCTGAATTTAAGCATTCGAAATAAACTCCAGCAGCCCCGATGGCAGTAGCTTCTAAACCACAAAAATTACTGGTTGCCGTTTCAGACGACCCGATGCTAAACCCTGCCATAGCTGTTATTTTAGTATTTCCTGCCGGTATAACTATACAAGGACTTGATCCAAGAAAAGGATTTAAATGTCCCGCATTACATTGTGTTGCGGCTGGACAAGACGGAGCTATAAAACTCTGCCAGTCTTGTCCACCCGGAGCATCACTTCCACCCGCATCCGCCCAACAAGGAGTGTTTGTACCAAGAAGTTTGCAGTTATTTTGTCCATCATCGAAACAATAATCAATAGGGCTAACAGACGCTGGTGCAGCATCTGACGAAGATGTAGGTATAGATCCTACGTGTGAACAATTACCACCGACAGTTACTGTTTGACATGGGTTCCAAGGAGCTACTTCCCAACGTAGAGCACCAGTATCAATACCAGATATACCTGTTGTAAATGATCTCAAAAAAGTATTAGTATCTTTTAGACTTGATACTGATGATTGAACATTACTTGAACTTGGCAAATAAAGTGTGTGTTGCACATCTGAACCATCCGCCCAAACCATTCTTAAATCTCTCATTCCCGAGCTGGAATCACCAATACAGAAAACTTGCCCTCCAACATGCGATGAATGAAGAGGATGTGATGATGAAAATGCGCTCAACTTTCCATTCTCACCGTCGGTCTTTGACATTTGGACTAGCCCCAAACTAGAATCTGTTGGATGATTTTTTTTGCAAACGACTTTTTGTCCATCTGATGCTATACTGTTATTCAAAATAACAAAAATTTCTTTACCTATAGAAGTTAAATCTGAATTCTCGAGACCAGAATCGGTAATTAATTGATTTGCGGTTGTGTAAAATGGATGTGAAAAAATACATTTTATTAAACTTAAAATTAATAGTTTAAACATTTATTTTAAGGTATATTTTTTTTAAAGCGTTATATTGAAATGAGGCACACCCGAACTTTCTGAAACTAAAAAGTGATAAGGTTTTCCAAATTCAATCAAAGAGTTTCCCACAAAACTTCCAGTTACCTTCTTACCACTTCCTTCGAAATTGAATAAAGTAACGTCGTCTGGTATAATTGATAAAAATTCAGCTGAATTCAAATTTATAGATACATTTTTTTGTATACCAAAACTATTTATGTAAGATTGCGTTTGTATAAAAGTGTTAGTATTTAAAACGTTTCCACTTATTGTTATATTAAAATGTGGAACGTTACTCGACACCAGAAAATAATAAGCTCTACCGGGAACAAGTGTTTGTAGACCGATAAAAGAACCCGCGACCTTTTTTCCAGTAGATTCGAATGTAAATATTGTTACATCGTCTGGTATGTTATTCAAATAGTAGTTATCGTTAAGATTAACAGTTGTGTTTACTTTTAGAGAAAAACCATTTATGTACTGATTTGTTTGGATAACTTGATTAAAATATGTTTCAACAGGCGGAGGAGCAGGAGCAAGACCAGGTGGAAATGGTGGTGGTGGCAATCGCGGAGGTGGTGCGGGTGCGTTCAACGCAGAAGGATCGAAACACGGTAAATCACTCATACTCGTGCAGTTCACAGACTCTTGTCCAGAATACACACAGTAATTGTCTCGTAACAAACAATAGTTTTCTGCGTTAAATGTGTTATTGAAAATCAATCCTGATGTGGTCTTTGAACAAGCACCACATGGATTGTATGTGGCGTCGTCCCATCGAAGAATAGTAGACCCATGATTTCCTTTTAACCCAGCAATATTCTCGCTTCTCGAAAATCGAACATGGTTCAAGTATGCATTCCACTCTATAACTGAACCGGGTACGGTAGTATTTACGACTTGCATCATTTCGGCGGTGTTTGTAGATGGTTTATAATTCCACACTTCTACATCGCTATAAAAATTATCTGCTATGTCAGGAACATGACAAATGATGGGAACTGTTGTTTTTGTGTTATCTGTCTGTAAAACAGTTTCGTTTACAGACAGCACACCTGAGTATTGAGTCGAGTTGACTTTGCAGATAAACTCTTGATACTCTGAAATGTTATTAGGAATAAGTTCGTAAAATTTTTTTCTTGAAATCATGTACTGTATAGAATTCTGTATATAGTTTCTGTCATTATGACATACAGCACCATCTAACCTATTAATAACAAATGTTTCGTTTGATTTACAGTTATTAAAACTAACAAAAGGACTCTGACCTGATGGAAATATAGTAAACAAATCTATAATAAATAACAACATATTTATTATAGAAAAATATATTTTTGAAGGTTATTGAATACTATCTCAATAATATGCATCATCTTCGAGTGGTGGATATACCCCATAGTAAGCATAAATTATTCCTAAAATTACGGATACGCCCATTACTTGCATTGCAGCGGATGTATGTGTGTTGCATTTTTTATCAGCGTTGTTTTTATCCGGACCCGACTCTTTGACGGCGGCAAGTGTCATCGCGACATATGTTGTAGCAAATAAACCAATCAACATACTTATTATAGATGTATAAAGTGGGAATATAAACATTACGACTGGTTTCGTAAATGGAACTAAATTTAGTATAAGACCTATTATACCGATTGTAAGGCATATAGATGTAAATGCAACAAACCAGCCATAGTACGTAGACGAAATATTTCTTAGTGGGAAATTTTTACCACAGAACGATGTGATTGACAAAAATGATATAATATTTATAATTATAAGTGCACAACCCATGAATATTTTGATATAATTTTTTTCGGGTGTCGGTTCATACATTGCATATGGGTTCATTTCTTTTGCATACATTCCTTTTGCATATGGATTGTACATTTTATTTGTTGTTAATAAATTTATTTACAATAGGTTTAAAAATTTTTATAGAAAATCAATTTTTAAAGCGGTAAAAATACATTCTATGAAATGAAAAAAAATGTATTTACAAATGTAAACTTGTCGTTACTATTTTTGGGTTACGTGTGGTAAAAATGCAACTACACGACGGTAACGCATTACCCAAAGATATTATAAATAGTATAGAACTTTTTATGTCACCTATTTCTCCTGCAGACGAAGTTTTGGAAGAGATCAAAAAAATATTAGAAGGAGAACGTGAACGTAGTCTACACTATATTTTTGAGGAAATAAAAAAAATAAACTACACATTTTGCAAGAAAATATGGGTTTAAATCGCTTATTGAAGAATGTGACTGGCGATTGGTACATGAAGCAAAAAAAGAGTTATTGGATGTTTTTAACAAACATCCTAAATGTCAATCCATTCGACATAGTATTTTTTATCATGATGATTTTTTAGAAGAAATAACAGAACAATTTACACTACAGTTTGCTTGGTCTGGAATCGATTATAGGCATATAGAGTATAAACCGAATCAATGCACGCTATCTATTTGTAATGATGAACTGATAAATTATATCGAAACATTCGATTTTGACAAGATGTGCGAAGATGATTGGGATATTATTTACTCAAAATACTGTTTTGAACCTCCAAGAATACTTGGCATTCGGTATAGAATTTTAAGAATATCTAAATCAGTAGTATTAAAAATTCCGGAACATATTCCAAACCCTATATTTGATGAGTGCAAAGATTCCATAAATTTGACATTGAACATCTGGAATATGCCTAAAAATATAGTAAAATGAGCGGATAATAAAAGATTCGACAAAATAAAATTAAATTTAAGAGCAACTGAAGAATATTCTTTAGATGATCATTCAGAAAGTGAAAAAGAAGAAGATGAAATATATGAATCAATAAATAGAATCGAAAACGCGCCATATGAAGAAATCGATAATTTTTAGATAAAATCAGTATATTTTTTAAGAGGTAAACTAAAAAAACATACACCCCATAAATGAAAAAAAATGTATTTACAAATGTAAACTTGACGTTACTATTTTTGGGTTACATAATGGGTGTCCATACAAAATTATGGAAAATGTCATGCTGCAATGCTTTTGGTTCTACTGCGTGTTTTTCTTGTGCTCCTTTATTCGATTCAACAGTATTTGAAAGACAGCGTGAAAAAAATAATTTTACAATTCTTGTATTTTATACGGGACATATTGTTCTTCATATACTTCCTTGTATATTTATACTATACAAATTTCAGGGAGCTATAGATACTTTTACATGTACTATAGCGTTTGGAATAAAAGTTTTGTGGGCATATTTGACATGTGGTAGTATTTACTTGGATACTATTTATGTTCCTATGGAAAAAAGAGTGTGGCAAAAATTATGGGCGATATCTTTTAGTTTTCACTTTTTTCCTTTTTTTTATTTTAAATTGTAAACATTTATTTTTATTATTTTTATAATAAATTATGGGTGCAAATGTATCCGTTTCCGAAGTTGTAAATAAATCAATTGAAGATAAGTCGGTTAACACCGGATGTTCTGCATCTGGGACTTCTTCAAATATCATTAAAAACTCTACATTTGGAGGAAGTTGTCCCATCGAAATAAAACAAATCTCTAAAAGTGACGCAAGTTGTACATCTAGCGTAAACTTGAAAGAGATTTTAAAAAAGACAGACAAAATGACAAAACAACAAATAAATGCTGCTTCATTGGCAGTCGGAGTGGATAATTCGAAAGAAACAAACATTGAAGAGCTCAAGTCTAAGATAGAGGCAAAGTGTACTGCTGATACATACTCTGAAAACATAATTGAAGGACTTACTTATAACCAAGACTGTAAATGGATTATGCAGACTCCTAATCCTGAAAAACTTATGAAAATATACGCCGAAAACAATAAAATTATACAGAATGCATCTTCCAGTGTAAAATGTGCAGTGGATTTGGCACAGAAAATTGACAAAACTGTTGAAAAAGAAAAAACTCAAACACAAACTGGACAGAGTGCTATTTTGGACACGGGATCGGCCGCATCTGCGGTTGTTGGTTCCGTTCTAGGTCCTTTGGGTATTTTCGGTCCTCTTGTTATAATAGTCGTGCTCGGTGTTATAGGTAAAATGTTAATGAACGGTAAAAACAGAAATTCGTTTCCTTTGTTCCCACCTAAGGGAATGCCTTCAATGATTCCGAAAGGGATGCCTCCAATGATGCCCAAAGGTATTCCGAAAGGGATTCCGAAAGGGATGCCTCCAATCATGCCCAAAGGGATTCCGAAAGGGATTCCTAAAGGGATGCCTCCAATGATGCCCAAAGGGATTCCGAAAGGGATTCCGAAAGGGATGCCTCCAATGATGCCCAAAGGGATTCCTAAAGGGATGCCTCCAATGATGCCCAAAGCGATGCCCAAAGCGGTTCCGACGGGACTTCCAGTTTATTGACACTTTAAACATATGTCTTACTTATTTTTGTGTTGTATAAAATATATGTTAACCAAAGAAAATATTTTTACGGATGCTATTCCTTCTGCATGAACCACATATGGATATTTTGTATCAAGCCAACCGCCATTTTTACCCCAATGTAAATCATTATAAGAACATCCACGCGGGAATCCATTGTACCTGATTGAAACTATTTTTTATAACTAAAAAAAAATTGGTTTGAGATGTACGCATAAATTTGTGTTTATTTTTTTTTAAATTAAGTTTGTGTTAGTAAAAAATGTATAGACTTATACCTCTTAGAACATTAAGAAATACTCAAAAAGTAAAATTTCACGAAATGGTACCATCAGACATTCCTCCGTTTCACGGTGTCGATAGAGTGATCCACGAACCTTATGCATCAAGTCTGGGTCCCGTTGAAGACTGTCCGAATCCTGTGCAAAGACCGCGGTACATGCACCCCTGACAAGACGACAATCTGTTGGTGCTATAAGGAGAACGTTTTGTCGACATATTTTGTCCTATTAAAAAAAAACTGTCTTCTTTTATCATAACGCCTGATAAAATTTACAAGAATGAAAAATTATACCACGACTCTCCTGCTATGATTGTTTGGCCTGCTGGAATTTTTCACAGAATCGTTCAGTGGAAAAGACGGAAGTATAAGCGTTAATTTTTCATCTAGAACAAACGAATTTAGTTTAGATGACAACTTTAATATTTATGATTTGGATTTATCCACTGGGAATAGTCGTATTATAAGGGAAGGAATTGATGACCAACCCGATCTTAGATATATTCAAACCGATCAAACGTTGAAAGATATACTAATGTCTAGATAGCTCAAAATACTAAAAATTTTTAAGTGTTATAAAAACTTTGGTTAAAGTTCATCTTTTTTTTCTTCACCATTTTCTGGCAAATACTCTTCAATAATTGTAATTTCATTATTTTTTTCTTTTTTTAGAATATCCAATTTTTCAGAGGATTCCTTGAATTGACCTTGTAAATATTTTAAAAGTTCTTGATGCTCCGTTTCTGCACCTTCTATTTCTTTTTTCAATAATTTCATTTTACTTTCCATCTGTTTCTTAGTCATTTTCCCAATAACAGAAATTTTTTCCTTTTGTTCTTCAGTACAGTAGTCCAAAGTTTCTGGACTACAAAGAGGTTTCAGTGCGTCAATATATTTTTTCAAAGCTTCAAAACTTCTTTCTCCACTATAGTCTTCACTTGTTTTTTTCCAAAAACGTTTGAGTGTTGGATATCCTTTTACACCATGTTTTTCACAAATTGGTTTTCCAGCTTCTGTACAGTCTACGTCTCCTATAATTACATTTTTTGAGCTGGTATCTCCAAGAAGATCCCAGTCAGGTTTCAGTTTTTTACAATGACCGCACCACGGTGCAAAAAATTTAATAAAGACACTCTTGCCAGAGTTGACAACAGTTTCGTCCCAATTTTCAGGTGTGATTTCTACAACTTCACCATGTGTTTTCGAAACAAACAAAGAAATATAGATTAGAAACTTTGTATTCATTTTTATTAAAAATCACACTATCAAAAATACTGATTACAATAAATAAAAATAATATATTTACACAACCGCTGTGTTGTCAAAATTTATGTCTTTTTAAGAGATCGTAAAAACAAAAATTATTAAAAAAATATATAGTTAAAAATGAAGACCGATGTTGAATCTCAATCAATCTATTCAATCAACGAAAGTCAACCTATGATTACTTACCCGCCCGAAATTAAACGAGGATTTATAAAAAAAGTGTATTCTATTTTGGCGTTACAACTTTTTTTGACTACATCAATGTGTGTAGCTGCCGTTTCAGTAAAAGATACTCAACCTTTTTTTCTAAACACCAATGTTTTTGCAATTTCTTTAGTTGTTACGATTAGTTCCGTGTGTGCCATCGGGTGCTTTGCTTCCAAATATCCGTGGAACATTCTGCTTTTATGCACGTTTACTATAACCGAATCTATTATTATTTCAAGATTATGTTTAATTTATTTTATGAATGGAGGAGGACCGATTATTGTCAAATCCGCTGGGATTACATTTTCAATTTTTCTGGTTCTTACGTCAATCGCGTTTCTAAGTAAAAAAGACTTTTCTTTTATGGAAAACATGTTATCGATAGGATTATTTTCGTTTATGGGATTTATAATATTGCAAATGTTTATTGCGTCTAGCTTTCTAAATGTAATGATAAGTTGGGCTGGTGTAATGTTATTTTCAGGATACATTCTTTATGATACATCTCAAATATTACACAGGTTAGGCCCAGATGATGCTATTCATGCATCTCTTATGTTGTATCTGGACATTATAAATATTTTCGTGATGCTTTTGGATTTGTTTAGAGGCAATTCGGACTAGTTTTATAACCAAACCAGCGTATAAAAAAATATGTTTTATTCAAAAAAAAAAAATTATTTTGAACATGAGTTTAGTTTGCTTTAGCTACAAGTATAAGCTTCATTCTTTTCTCAAGTTTTTCAATTTTTTTTTCTTGTTCTTTGACTTTATTTTCTTGTTCTTTGACTTTATTTTCTAAAACGAATTTATCCATTGAAAATCGTTGAGTCATATCGGTTTTAGATGTTGTGAGTTTAGAACTAAGACTTTTGTATTTTTCAATTTGTTCTACAATTTTACTTTTTTCCCTTTGCCATTTTTTATGTTTGTCTAATAAAATTTTATTTGCTTCTTCGGCATCGCTCAAGTCGTCTGTAATAGATTCCAACTCAGCAGTAAATTCCTTCAACTTTTGTTCACACTCGTCTAATTTTTTTTTCATGTCTTTATTATAGTCAATCGACTCGTCAAATGCAGCATTCATCAAGAAATCAAGTTGATGTTTTGAATTCCAATCCTCACTAGAACCCATTTATATAGCTATTATTTTTACCATATTATTTAATTTATGACAATTTTTGTTTAATTATAAAAATGCAAAGTTTTTCTATTATATACTCCCAATTTTTTTGTGTATTTGGTAATATCCATGGCATTTCATTTTCGCTAAAAGTCAAATAAAATCCATCAGGTATTTCGTACTCAATTGCAGTATGCATGGAGTTTAACGAATCATCACTTTCCGATGCTGGTAGGTTACATTTTTTTTCTACATCTTTCATGTTTCATATACTATTTTTCGAGAGTGAACAGGAATTTATAACCTTTGTTAACTGTTGCATTTTTTTTTTTATAAATGTAAATGTTTAAGATGGCCGTTGCGGCAACAGTGGTTGGTGTAGTAATAATTTTGTTGCTAAATGAT